GGAAAAGGACTTCTTATATATACAATAGGTTGACTGGATCTCGTAAGATCTCAGCCATAATCCCCAATGAATATGTAAACATGTAAATATGAAATATGAGAAATATATATATATATATAAATGTATAGTAAATGTAGACATGTAAAATCCTGTATCTAAAAAGTGGAACTCACACCACCCTTAAACTTCGAGGTGGAGTTCACTTTGAAGCCACAGGGTGGCGTAGCACACCAATTTGGTGTGCCTACCCAACAGTCCCAGTTGGGTATTTATTTATTTTATAAACCAAGTTATGATTATGGAGGCACGACCTCCTGAATCTCAAAAAGAACTGGAGGCCCGGTGTAAAATCCAACTTGGAAGTCCTCGCCAACAGAATAGGCGAAAGTAGCGGTATTTGTGAGCGCAAAGGCAGAGATTGTTGATGTGACAAAGGAGTAGCAAGTATACTCTCCCCTGTCATTCGAACCCAATTGATCAATTCTCTTACCAAAAAGAAATTTCTTATTAAGTTGGTATGGAATCTCCACATATATGGAACGTTGTGGGATCATAGTGACGCTCGTGCCATTAAGTGACGCATTTGTTATCAACTTAAAATAATATTTCAACTGCGTCGATGTAAAAGACGCGACGGTGGTGTAGATGAATTGGGGATCAATAGAAATATCCCCTGTAATGCGTGTTAAAGCCATCCACACTGAAGGTCGGTTTTCATTTGATGTAATATGTGCACCAACGCGAATAGCTCCTCTATACCCAACATATGCCGGCAACACCCAATTCAAGGGGGTTACATTGGCTGTCGACCATGGCTGGCCTAGCTGAGTTTCTTGACCTAGAGGATCTGCGCCAGCAAACCGTGGGTACGTAGGTTGAACTATCAATAACAACTGTGTGGTTATAGGCTCCGTCCGATGAATCACATATCGCTTCAATACAGTGCGAAGAGATGTGATGACTTCACCAGAGTACGTCAACAAAGCTTGCGTCGATACTCCGGGAAGTTCTGCGAACTGAGCGACTGAATCTTGCTGTTGGGCCGCATTCTCATCCTCGTGTTGCGCCATATCCACCGAATCTTGTACCATCCCCGACTGAGGGTCGAGGATTCCTGACTGTGGTTCCAAAGGAGTCAAGACATTAATTGTCGATGAAGTTGGTGATGCGACCTCAAAATCATCTCCAGTACAAACAAAGACATTAATAGAAACATCTGTTGCAGTACCAGAAGGAGTGGTAAGAGGATTAAGAACCTCAACTCGAATGGACCCATTATAAAAGTCTGGAACGTTAGGGAAATCGGCAGGATCCACACGAGGAGGCTCCTGTATTCCGACAATAGGGCCAAAACGCAACATCCCTTGCTGCTGAGTCCACCCAACGTCAACGGTAAAATCTCGGTCCTCCCCTATATCTAACACATAGGAGTAACCAACATTAAAAGGTGGGTCGGAAGTGGAAATCGTTGGATCGTACGTGATGCGAATACGACCTCTGTGGTACGCTGAGGCCACGACTTGAAAACGAAACCGAATTGTACCTCGCCAAAATTGAAACATAGCTCCTGCAAAAGCCATTGCAGTTAAATGGTACTCAGTTTGTTCGGATGCAAAAACACGGAAAAGATTGGGGGTCACTGGACACGTAAAAATTGGAGTACCCTCAACCTCAAGACTAGTCCACGGGACAGTATACAAATAAGACTGTCTCATAGCAATCGTCTTAATGTTGAGCTCATCTTCTCCAGACAAACCCATCACACGGGTATCTATAGTCGTCTCTTGTTTAGAATCCAAAGTCAATTTTGTGCTATTATCCTGACCGTCCGCATTCGCCAAATTCTGTACATACTCAGGACGAAAGCGATGAATAGGATCTATATTAATGGGTCGGGAATACCCAAAAACTTCAGCAATCCCACGAACGGCTTGTGCTGCAAATTCAGTCGCACGGGCATACGGCGACAAAATTGGTATCGTGGATAGACGACCTGCGACAGCGGCCACAATAGATGCAGGTTTTGAAACAATTCCTCGTCCATACTCATCATTCGCTTTACCTGACTGCGGTGTGAGTGAAGGAGTTGTAGCAAAAGTAGATCCGGACAATTGGACGTCCGTAGCCCACGCAAATGCAGTGACCGAAACACCATCGGTATTACCGTTGGCGTGACGCAAATCATTCATTTCAAACACATCTATCTCACCCATGCGGAGTAAATCAGTGTTCTCCGAAATATCTATTGTCTCAAAAGGATGGAAGAAAGGTAAAACTAACTCCCCTCCTTCTGATGTAGTAGGGTCGAGATAAACACAAGGGCGCTGTGAGGCCTCGACCAAATCCTCATTTACTAAAGCACGACGCCTCGTGAGCGCATCGTCGAGTTGACGGGGCAAATAGGAGCACATAAGCCTCCCATAGTAAAAACTATTCCCCGTAATGACAAAACGAACATGGAGTGTCGCCCTCAGCCGTTTGTAATGAGCTAGCCTATTAGCAATCCGTGAATCCGTGAAAAACAAGTTCCAGGGATTTATTGTGCGGATAAATGGACCAGGTGTCTGATCCCAGATGAAAGTATCTATTTTCACAGGGCGAGCCATAAAATCATTTAAAGGTAGATTGTCGGCAAGCCCTGCAACAGGCACATTAAGATCTGAGATCACCTCATACTTATGGGCTGGTTTACCATCAGTAAATTGGACGTTCTGACTTTTGGTATCAAGACCAGAGGTGCCAGCTAAAACCTCTGGCCGTCCAGATTGGGGGTCTAACCCCCGAGTTTCCGAGTCATCCGACTCTGACGCGTTTTGATTCTGCGCTCGAATACAAAATATTTGTTTTATAAAAGATAGAATACCAGGTCTTCTTCGTAATTGAAGAGGGCACAACCTAAAACCCTCCTCACGAAAATGTTGATCTATCGCCATATCAACTCGTTCGTCCTAACATCGGGCCTCCTAAAGCGAAATAGTGGTAACCTCCGATGAGAGGGAAGATACGTACTGATCTTCTTGTGGAACGTATTTAAACAACCACTCAGCAACGTATTGATCGTAACTTTTGAATAAATTTGGTATCACGAAACCAAAATCCTCTGCTATCAGGACAAACTTACTCTGATAGTGTTCGAAGACCTCCCGAGGATAAAAAGAAAGGTCATGAAGAGATGTCTCAAGATTTGCGACGCACTGCTCCTCGAGGGTGAGAACTGATGATACAGTGACAACATGGAGACGTCGCATAATTGACTTTATGTCCAGCATCGAAACGTAATGTCGTCGGTCGGCACAATAGCGAGAATGACGTTTGAGGAAGTCACAGTCGTCCCAATGCATGTAATCGACCATGCCATCTGATTTGTCTGGCATCGTGACCGTCATCCCGAAACCAGCGCATACCTCTGCATGTACACGCATATTCCAATGTGAGCGCGCACGCACGGTACCTTTGACGTCGTCCCCGTAAGTTCCGACGCGGGCTACCGCACGAAAAGGACGTAAACATCGCAAGTCTTGACCATATGCGTAGGAATAGCGCATAGACAAACTATTAATGATGCCGTTCAACGCCGTGGTAAGATTCGAACCAGACATGCCAATACTCATTAGCATAACCAAAGTACCGTTAACAAAGACTAGAGGATACGTCAAGTCGGTCGCTATCCCACGCATGATAAGCAGATCATCTTCGGAATAATTACGTGAGGCCACTGCAAGACTTTGAAAGACGCGTAACCCTTCAGCCACAAGCTCAACTGCCTGGGAAGTGTCGTATCCCATGTAATCGATCCCAAAAGTCCGGTTCTCTCCATAAGCTGAAAAATACCTATAAAACTGGTCCCATTCAGGGCCCTCGGCATTAATGCCAACCATACACTCCGAAATCAATGGATTATTGGAAAGGAAGGCAAGAAGAGAGAGGAAGTACTGACGAATTAGAGCGGAAAAAGCTAAAGGTATTATCTGGAAAACTCGACATTTACCAGAACCAAGCTTAACTGGCTCATCTTTCAAATGAGAAAGGAACATGGGGCAGCATCTTTGACCACTGCGGTAGCGGTTTTTCATGGCCTCAATAAGGTCTAAAGTCTCCTGGTCGCCTATGATCGGCCGTGCGTGATTCGGGTGCTCTTCAGGATCCAGAAATACGACACGATCTGTCTTCGGTCCAGGGATTGGGTGTCCACAGGACGTCTGGAGTTTAACGGCTTCCATAAAACGCTTGCCGTCCACCCCGGAGAATGTTTCAACCATCGTTAGGGGGCGAACCCTTTTTCTCTGGAATGGCTTACTCATCTCATGCAGGAGAGGCTGAAGGTAGTCTGATGACGCCCAAAGAAGAAGGGTATCACTCATGCCACCTCCAATGGAAGAAGCTCTAGCAAGAAATTTCTGCCAGGGGCGCCAACTCTGCGTATTCTCCGGAGGTCCATGTTGGCAAGGAAAACCGCAATACTGCTCGACTGCTGGTGAAATTGGTGTCCGAATAACTGAGCTTCTGAACGTGCTAATAGCTGAATTGTTCACTCCCAAAACTTGAAAATACGACCCGACAGGCATAAAGCGAGTCGGACACTTCCAATGTGGTTCCTTATGCTCAACAACTGTTTTTCCATACTGAGGATCCATTATCTCGCCGTCTTCCACTGGCAAACCATGGGCAACTAACTTTTGCAAGGCCGAATGATCGCGCTCGTACTGCTCGTTAGTGTATACTATAGCAGCACCTGTAGGCTTTCCTTGTTTCCCAGCGATGTGAAACCCGGATATCTGATTGTGTTTTGATTTTGCAAGATATGGTGACATGCACATACCAGCAAAAGTATCTCTGGATAACGTTGTCCAATAGCCTGGCATTTTTCCGCGCTTGCGGTGTTCCACCAAGCCATATCGGCAATGGGCGTTACTCGTATTCACATCGCCGTCCATATCGCGAATCACGACTGTGCACTGAGTCACCCCAACATCAGCCTCTTGTGGAAACATCCATGCAATTGGCTTTTGAGGAGCAATTTTTGGCGTATAACACAAGCGGAAATCCGTCCCACTCTCTGAAACAGAGCGGGCAAAGTTAAGTCGCACCGGGTACACGTTACCTGCAACATCCTTGGGCCCAACCGTAAAAATGCAATCCAGCTCCACGTAAGGGTCACCAGTATGATCGGAGTCCGGGTACCAAGAATGATTGGGTACCAGAATCTCTCCAGAATTCGTAATAAACCCGGACACACAATATTCCTTGGGTAAATCTGTTCGGCCAAATTGACCGTCTGGCACGGGCGCGTACAAAATCTGGACTAGGCGTTTACCTGCTCGGTCCACCGCTTGATCGTGTGTTTGGGCTTTCTGTTTCTGAGTACCTGGCAATGGTGATAGAACCGTGGTTGCCCAAATATTTTCTTCATGGTCCCGTTGTTCCATATCGGACTCTCGTTGGGGGATCAAATTACCCTGCGGGTTAAGTCTATTATATCGAATAGCCCATCGCAGGCCAGTCAACATCAGACCAAGACCAATAATAGGGCTGGTTTGAACTAGAAGGCGTTTCCCGATTGTTACAAGTGTAGGAGTCAAACGAGACTGACTCTCTAGCTCTCGCAAACATCGTGTATAATACAGTGTATAGAGACCCACTTGCATGTATAGCACTGCTATGTTCAACAGCAAACATACAGGGAGTACACAAGCTCCAGCAAGTAGTACACCATGTATGCACACATCTGTGGCTAATTTGAGGGCCACATTCTGCGTGATAGCCGCAAAATCAAGAAAACGTACCACCGAACGAGGAAGAATGACAGTCTTCAACCGCCGAGACAAGAGGGGTACAAGTTGGTGGCCTCTAGCCTCAAATGGGCGAGTCATCTCCTCAATCTGACGCGCGTAGGTTTCCTCATCGGTCTCAAAAGCGCAAGAGACATACGTTTTAACGTGAGAGAAAATACCAGCCTGCGCATCGATCGTCTCGTCGCATTCACTGTCTAAGAGCTCTGAAGCTTCATCAACAGTTACAACCTTACCCACGTCGTCATCTTCGTCCACTTCTTCTATAGTACTTAGGTACTCTTCTGAGGGTGAGTCAAATAGCGACGCTTCGACATGGCTAAAGTCGGGTTCCGACGATGCTGGGGCGTCTGGCGAAGTTCCCTCCTTCTCCCCTGCAGCCTTGCAAATTTCAAATTTAAGACAAATTGCGCGAGGAGAACCGCACACGGGACAAAACGACATTTTTCGATTTTTCCATTTCTCAAGGAGAACTTTCTGGATGTGGTCGTGCTTCTTTGCCATTGACTGCAAAAAGTAAATCATGGTGAAGACATCGATGTTTTTAGTCTCCTTGCCTTGAAAATTGAAATACTTCTTACACAGCTTAGGAGCCCCATTCGACTGCCTTAGCTCGACCCACTCGTATGCGTCAAGATCCCAGGCATCGATAAAATCATCGTCCTGGCCCATCGCGCCTCGTTTAAGCGACTCCTGCATCATTTTCCAAGAGTCAAGCCGCGATAATTCCGTGCCATCGGAAGAGTGATCACGATACTCCTTCTTTACCTTCGCCTCAACGTGAATGTCAAAACGCCTCAGAATTGAGATTGGTTTGTTGGAGTACTCCGCGGCGTTAATGTGGGGTATATTGGTTGTCCCAACCAAAGCACCACAGCGAATTGCCACTTTCCCTTTGGACTCAACATCTGCCTTAATGGCATTGGTCGCAATGTTGTTCTGGATTTTGATTATTCGATTCATAGGACTCTCTGTAACATAATCCTTATGAGTATTTGCCAAATCGTCAACGATAATGCCCTCAGTTGAGCTCGTGACGGTAGACATGAATTTATCTGCGTCGTCCAAAATAGCAATGTTGTCCTGCTCATGCGGTCTTTTCTGCGCTTCCAATATCGTATGGATTGCTAGATGGCATAATGTGGATTTACCCACACCGGAGTCTCCTACAATCAGGACCCCAAATGGGCAATAACGGAAGGAATCCTCACGGACTAACTGCTCGAATTCTGCGAGTGCCTTCGAAACAACTGTGATTTTCCGATCTACCACTTCTCGAAGCATAGCATTGGTCATGGTACGCTTCAATTCCTGGAGTTTCTCGCAAGTGTCCTTTGCAAGAGTGCGAAATTCATGGACGCTAAGGCGAGACAGATCCTCCATGCGCCCGATTTTGAAATTGTCGACCGCAATGGTAACATTTCGGACCTGGTCTTCGATGGCCGCTTGACCATCGTAAACCTGAAAGAAAGGTTTGAAACTCCTCTCAGTGATGCACCGCATACCTGTTTCGAGTAGGTATTTTGCGGTAGACAGGAGTGCGTCAATAAGGTCAGACGCATTCAAAAACTTCTTTTTCGTACCGAGTGAAAAGAGTCTAACATTCTCATAATTCCACTCAAATCTCGTAGCTGAACATAAGCCCGCACTTACGAGACCAGTACACAAAACGACCAGTTTATCGGAAAGTGGGTGATTCTTGACCAAATCCCACTGGTCTGTCGCTCGTTTTAAAAGACCGAGCAGTCCTTCACCTATGCCCGACTGAGGGGCAAGGTCCTCCTCTAAAGTCTCCTCCCACAAGCTTGAAAGGGTAACTTCGGCCCGAGTCCAATAGGATTGCTCCATAACAGCAGAACCGTAGAGGGCGATCAAGTGCAACGCGGTGCGGGTATCATTACACCCGCGAAGACCTGAAACTAAAATTATAGTTTGTTCAATGAAGACGCGCATCTTCTCGTCGACTATATCAGAAAAATCAGAGTTGCGAAGGACGCGGTAGAGTTCTGAGACTCTGCCCGCATGGGGGTCATACTTGTCCATGAAGTCACGCTGCTCTGGCGTACTGAAAGTTTTTCCCCTTAGCCGACGAACGGTTTTGGGAATGTCTTTGGACAGGCGGTTCTTTTTCTTGTTCTCATAATACAATTGACGCGAAAGACGATCTGCATCGCGTTCAAAGAACGTTTGTTCGGAAAGGTTCGTAGAGATTTCCACATCACTACAAACATGCTCTTTTTTCCCACTTTTATCTGTACTTCTACTTGTAAGTTTCGGTGACATTGTTGTTAAAAGAGAAGAGCTTTCCTGCTTGTTATACATTGAATTTCATGAATAAGAGTGGTTGTACAAAAGCATTACTGGGTACGCCGCGTGGTTTGGAAGACCACGTGGGTGACTCACTAGTATCAGATATGCACTAAAAAGTGGTGGGAGTCATTACTGCAGTTGGCGCTACAGCGAACTAGGTCAAAGTCTCGTACAAAGTAATGGAACATGAATCTACCCAGGTAGTGTTCGTAATTCGAGTAGTCGATCACTTCACATAACGCTTGGAAATTCTACTTAATCCCTTAAAGCAGTCCAAGTGGTTAGAGGTGCAAGTGAGACACTCCTCAATAGAACGAATCACATCTGGTAAGTCATCAGATGAAACACTTTGATTATATTCATAAAAGACAATCATCAATGTGCATAATGCAGAATCTACACACATCAACTACGTTCCCTACATTGTAGGACGCAGAATCCCTCCAAATTAAAACAAGAGGTTTACTGCCGTTGTTGTATTTTTAAAGCACAGTATCGCGTGCAAAACGTGTGTTAAAAGAGAAATCAATTAGCTAACCAAGAAACAATAGATGGTACATTTCCGTGGAAATTGTACAAACATATGATTCTTTGGTTCTCGAAAGACAAAAGCTGGAGCGCTTGAGCTCCAATTAGATATCATCGTTAGACGCCGGGGATCTACC